CTAGACAGTGGCCCTAGCTCTGCAATAGCTCTTGATTGTGCTAAATCTAAGAAGTATGCGTCAGGATTAACCATACCTGCACCAGCTCCTGCTCCAACTGATTCCCCAGATAATTTAAGACCTAAACGACCAGAACCAAACATACGTTCTTGTGCACCTATTTGTTGTCTTAATAATTCTGGTCTTAATAGATCAGCTTGTTGTCTGAATATCTCAGCCTCTCTTGCTCTAGGATCAGCAGTAAATGAAAAGCCTTCTACTGGTGCTTGTGCTTGCTGTAAATACTGCGATAAAAAAGGCTGCGCCTGAGCCAAACTTGCCCCATAAAGTTCCTGTAACTCTGGGCTTAGGGTTTGAGCAAATGTAAACTTATCATCATCTCTCTTACCAGTAGCTGTACCAGCCATACTTTTATAAGTAAAAGGTTGAAATTGTGCGCCACCCATTGGCTTAGGTGATTTAGGCTTTTCTCCAAAGATTGTTTTGGTTAGTTTACCCATTATTTACTACCTCTTTGTTTAATCCATACTTGACGATACAAACCATCTAGGCAATGTTCTGTGCTATAATATTTAAATTCGTACATCTCTAAAAATTTCCTATGTTTGTTATCGTCTATATCGTGTGATGCATAGACTTCATCAGTATAGTTATCTAATATAAAATCTAGTGCTTTCTTTAGTTGTTGCTTTGTTGTTTTATTCCATTTATACACATCACAATGTATAAACTGTAACCCTTCAAATTCATCTAAATATAAAGTAAAACTTTTATGTAATATTACTGGTTGCTTCATTAAGCTGTGCGCTTCCACATGCGTACTACAATGTATGGTTGTAAGTTATTATGAGCACCACCACCACCTGTATTGCCTGTGGTACCAGAAGCAGTACTATTATAAGAACCACCAGCATCTATATTAACATTAGAACTACTTGTATAAGTGTATGAGTGATTATGTGATGGCATCTCAGCAATAGTCAATGTATGAGTTTTAGCACCACCTGTTTGTTCAAGTGTGTTAAAGTCTGAATCACCAGAAGTGTAACCCACCATTACTCTACCAGTACCAAATGCTGTCCAAGTACCAAAACCAAGCAATGAAGAAGGGTTCGTTGAACTAGTAGCATTAACGTAAATAGAACCTACTGGGTAAACAGCTTCAAGAGCTGCTTGTACAAAAGCAGTAGTTGCTATTTGCGTAGTATCAGTTCCAGCACTAGCTGTAGGTGCGGTAGGTGTACCTGTTAATGCTGGACTTGCTAATGGTGCAAATGAGGCTTGTTGTACAAATGCTGTAGTTGCTATTTGTGTTGTGTTTGTACCAACGGATGCTGTAGGTGCAGTTGGTGTGCCAGTTAAAGCTGCGTTGTTTTTATCTGCTTTACTGTTTACAGCAGTTTGTATTGCATCAAACTCGTCATCAATCTCTGTACCTTTGACAATCTTATTAGCGTTGCCAGTAGTTAGTGCATCTTTAGCTGCAAAGTCTGTGGTTTTAGAATAGTTACTCATTAAATTATCCTGCCTTGTTTAGCATAAACATCTAGTTTTTGCACACTTAATGGTGCGCCATCAATATTTGCTTCAATACCAATCTGTACTATGTCCCCTGAGCCAGCTACTTGTGAATCTAATCTGTCAAGTGATATACCTAAATTGTACTCAGCTATAGTTGCTGCGTTATCACCGTACTCTGCTATACCGTACTCAGCTATATTTAGTGTTTTTAGGGTAAACGGAAAACTATAATAAGAAGTCTCATAATCATAACCTACTTTTAAACTAAATGGTTGACCACTACTACCAATAGCAGTAATACCACACTTCTTTATTATCTTATTTATATTAGGAGTATCTAAATTAAAGTGATTAGTAAAGTACGATATAGTATAGCCTACACCATTGTCCTGGTAACCTGTGTATTCAGCTATACCGTTTGCCTGTGTTAAGTATAACGCCTTAGCTTTAGCGTCATAAACATAATCTGTATGGTCTAAGTTATTCCATGTCGTTACACGAAGTGAAGAGTCTTCAAGCGTACCCCTAGTATCAAACACAAATTGTGTCTGTGCTTCAGGTAAACTAATTAGATAAAAAGCACTTTCAGGAAAGTATACTGACTTAATCAAGTCAAAGTTTGATTCCCTGTTTACAATGTCCATGAACGTATCTCGTACATTCTTTGATATGTCATTTAGTGGTTGTGACTTTTCCTGTATAACACGACCTAAAGAACGTAAGCCAGTAGAAGATAGGAACACTATATCATTGCCTAAGCTCTGTATTGAATCACGAGCAATACAACCTACGCCACTAATAACTTCCAATAAGGTTAAAGTGTTGACATCAAAACTAGCTTGAAAGCTATCTTCATCAGCGTAAATAATAATATTATTACGACAGAATACAATTAAGTATCCATTATGGTCAGCAAGCCCTGTAATTACATCAGAGCCTTTAGGAAGTACACCTGCTACGTTTAGGCTACCTGCACTGCCAGAACCCCACTTAGCTCCATTGAGTAGGTCTGAGAAGTATACTGTGGTCTTGTTAGTAGGTGTATCAGCAGCCCATAGCCTACCAAATGCAGACATACATATATTAGCTTTTGGTGCTGTACCATCATAATCAGCATGGTTTTCTATAGCCTCAAACTCATCTGCTGTTGTTTCGTTAGTATAGTATAATGGCTTGTAGCCACCTTGAAAAAAGTAAGCTCTATCGTTTAATGTTACTGCCTGCCAATTACCTGCACTGATTGTGTCAGTAGTTGTTACAGACAAGGAACTAAGTGTAGTAAACCCTTTATAAAAACCAGTAGAATTCCATGAGATTATGGTCTTAGTATCAGTAACATCTATGAATGGATGCATACCCAAAAGGTTAGTACCTGTGCCACCACTAGTAGTACGATATATCCAACCTTTTCTAGCACCTATTCTACCAAACTCATCTATGACGCAATTATTAGCTTCCAAAGCAAATCTAGGATCATTAGCAACACTTGATTCTTGGGTGTTCAAACCTAAGAAAGCTGGTGCTACTAATGATGCTGTTACTAAAGGTTTTGCCATTATGCTGTACTCACTAGGAATGGTAATTCTTCAAATGTTAAGATACATGATATACCTGTACTACTTGCGCTACCTGTAATCTTGTAGCCGGATTCTAACATTACATAACCACCATTTTGTTCTAATTGTACATAGTCTCCAGAGCCTAATGACTTTGAACCTAATACTGTAATGGTAACACCATTCTCAATATTTATATGTATGTTACTAATTGTAGAACCTGTGCCATTTGATACGAAAGCTAGTATCCACTTTGCTCTAATATTAGGTGGTACTGTGTATAAAGTACCTGTAGTTGTAGGTAAGTTCTCAATTAATACAGTCCTAGCTTTCATACCAGATTGTCTCCTCTGGATGTTTAGCAGCGTCTAAACTAATAGCATCCTGCAAGGCATTGTTAGCTTTAGCGTAAGCGGATACTGGATTGATTCCACCATCTTCACCACGTTCTTCTACAGCCATAGCATAAGTTAATAACTCAATAGGTTTAGTAGGGATAGAGAACGTATCAGAATCATCAGTTACATCATCTGTACGCAACACTACGTTGAAGCGTAACGTATAAACACCATCTGGTATTGGGTATATATCTATTTGAGTATCACCATCTATACTTATACCATTGAACGAGTAATAAAGTGGTGTACCTTTAGTTGTTGTTCCTGAATTAAGGAAAAAATTATTAAACTCGTGGGCAGTTCTATAGTGCATAAAATGGTTAGCAGTATCATTAACTACATCTAATACTGTTAGTCTGTTTAGCGTACCATTCAACTCATAGTTAAATGTGTCAGCTACTGTAGTAGCAGTAAGAGTATTTCTAAGACCAGACCATGACCAAGAGTTTTCCACTGTTTCCTTAGCATCATTAACTAAGGTTGCAATAAGCGTAGAGTAAGTTGATTCGTTTACTGTTGAGACTGTGCGTTCTCTTAAACGCTTCAGTACGTTATTTACTACATCTAAATATGTTTTCATTACCATTTCACCTTATCTGCCCAGTAAGCTGCGGACATCTTACCTTTCTTAATATTGGATTGATGTCTAGCTTTAAAAGCCTCTCTACGCTTACGATAAGAAGAAGACTCACCAGATTTCTTCGGGGAGCCTTTGACACCTTGTTGACCAAATCGGATAGTCTTTACCTGATCACCTTCTTTGGCAACCACTACGTGAGATTTTGTAGGATGATTCGGAGTACGTTTAGGTTTGTTGTACCCAGAGACACCTGCTCTAGCTAATCTTTGGTCGCGTTCTGCCATTTATACTCCTACATCTGGCAGTGATGCAGCCTTTAGTTCATCTACAGTAGTCATAGCGTCTACCTGTGTAGGTGCGTCACGAAGTTGCTGTTTCTTAATTACTATTTCAGTAGTATCTGCACCAGATTCCTGTGCTTGCATGTATTGAATGTCTAATGCTTCTAACTTAGGCTTACGTTCTTGTCGTAATCTATCCTTAGTTATGTCCTTAGCTTTGTCAAAGTTAATCGTAATCATTCTTGATACTCCCAAGCATCTCTAAAAGTTCTGTCGGTAGGAATATCTGCTACGTCTACGATCTTGTAAGGCTTACCTGCTGGTACGTCTTTAGCAGCGATTTCCTCAATAGTTAATCCACAATCAGCAGGAACAATGACCGCCACGCCGCCGTCATCCGTAGGAAAAATTATGCGCTTATCAGACATTTAGTTACTCCTTAGTTAAAAATTAAATTTGATTAGCGAAAGAAAACCACATTCACATCGGCGCTGTCTGCTACAACACTACTTGAGTTCCATGTAGTAAGTCGTGGTGATGACGATGTTGTTCCAGCCGCAGCGTAAACGGATATTCTTGTTCTATAAGCGTCACCAGAAATTTCAGTTGCATAATTTGCATCAGACATTGCAGTCGTAAAGTTCACTGTGTAGTCTCCAGTACCATTATCAGTAATACTCGACACATTCCCACTATCACGAATAGACACAGTACCAGTGCCTTTAAAGTTTACCCAAGCACGGCAGCCGTATGCAGTAGCAACTGAGCCGTAGCCTGAGTCGAATTTTAAGTTACCAGCCGCTTCCAGATCGCCGCTAAATTTTCCGTCCGCTATGTCTCGCGACTTACTCATGATTAGGCTCCTTCGTCGTTGGGAAAAATAATACGATAGTTCATGGTTTTCTCCTAGCGGAATACGGCGGCATAAGAACTTCCGGCATCAATAAATGTACTTGTTGAGTCTGTATAGACGAAAAGATACGCTGCTGACGATGATGCAATATTTGTTGTTGTAGTATTTCTGGCTGAGTTTCCATACCCAGAAAACACAATCGCGTAGTTAGCATCAGGCATTGCAGTCGTAAAGTTTACTTGATACTGACCAGTACCTAAATCAGTAATACTAGACACATTACCACTCGCACGAATAGCAACTGTACCAGTGCCATCAAAATTTACCCAAGCACGACAACCATATGCTGTTGCGGCTGAACCATAACCTGAGTTGAACTTCAGGTTTTGTCCAATCGAAAAATCACCATCGTCTACTATAAGGTCGCCATTAGTAACTGTAAAGTCACCCTGCACCTCACCACCGAATACCGCAAAGGTGTCATAGACAACAAGTTCAACAACGTCTGATGCAGACAGTGCTGTCAGTCCACCAATAGTGTTGACTGTAGAGGTGTTGTAATCAGTCCCTGCAACCAAGAGTAAACCGTTGAGATAGACATCAACGTATGCGCCGTCAGTAAAGGTGAGTGTGTTGCCGTTGTCATCAGCACCTGAAAGGCTAGTCTCCCCACCAGAGGCTGTAAAGTAGTAACGCTGACGTACTGCTTGTGAAGGGGTTTTGCCTAGATATGCCATTCTGTCTCCTTAACAAGCCATCACTACACACGGTACAAGATATGACCCGTCATCGTATGTATGTGAAACATGAGTTGAGGTGACCTTTGCAATTGTCTTAGAACGTACAATGTCATCACCCTGTGGTTTGGCTGTACCGTCACCTGCTGACATGAGTAGATCACCACGCTGTACGGTTATACCTTGAGCAATACGGATCACCATATCGCCTGTCATTGCGATGTTCATGTCGTTGAATCCATCTTCATCATCGTTATCCCAGTTGACGAACACACCTGCCACGTTTGTATCGCCTTCAACAGACGAAACAGCCATACAGTTAAGCTGCTCGTTATCTTCGGTGTAGGCTTCTTTATCTTCTGTTGCTTCGTGATGCCATATAGCCATCTGGTCTAGGTTGGTTAAGACTGTACCTTTGACAATGGTTTCGTCTTTTGTTCCGTCAGTAAGTTGTGACCAACGGGATAAGTGACCACCGTTATAGGATACGGTTGTGCCAGAAACAGAGATATTACCTTCTGTGGTACTATTTTGAGCAAAATAAATCATAGCCCCATCACCTGAAGCACTTGTGCGAAGCATATATAAACAAGCAGCACCAGTTGTATTTTTTGTAATGTAGACTGAACTACTTGTGGATGTAACAGGGTTAACTTCGAATCCTGCACTTAAATAATTAGACGATGTTTTCCCCACTAGTAACCGACCATCGGAGTCGATACGCATATGTTCTGAGCCGCCCATATACCAAGCATGAAAACCGGTACCGCCATCATGGTCAACACGGTAAAGGTCAGTCCCATCATTATACTCAATAAGGAAGCCATTATCAAGTGTTGTGCTTACGTTTGAACGCAAACGGTATCCAACACCAACACCATCAGAATAACCAAGCAACAAAGTAGAACTTGCTCCCTCCTGAATTTGTAGTTTTTCCGAAGGACTACTCGTTCCAATACCTACTAGATTATTCGCGCTGTCAACCACCAGAGTATTGGTGTCAACATTAACATCACCTGCAACAGTAAGGTCATCAACTTGACCTAGAAACTTAGGCTGTGGTTCTTTACCTACATAAGACATTAAGAGATCTCCAAGATGCTTAATGTTGTATCAACAGAGTTGGCAGTGTCAGACTCAACCTTTATAACATCCGTTGGTTGCATGACAACCTTTTGGTCACCACCAACAACAATCAAACTACTACCAACTGGTACTGGTGCGGCCTTGACAATAAACACCGTTTGGTTAGTCTCTACGTCAACTGTGTCGCTCTCCAAGATCACATCTACCAAACACTGTGATGTACCAATGTTTGCAATGGACATACCGATGATCGTTGTTTCCGTTGACCCAGGACAGGTGTAAATCGTCATAGCGGTGTTTGCCGCTGTTGATGACCCGTCAAATGTTTTTACCTTAAATGCGTTTGCCATGTTTACCTCAGCCTAATGCGATTGCTAAAGCGACTGCCGCATTGTTAGCCGCTGTTTCAGAGTATGCTGTAGTTGCTACTGTTGTATTGTTTGTTCCTGCCGTTTGTGTTGTAGCTGTTGTAGCAGTATTAATCGTGCCATTCAAGTCACCACTAAATGTTGTAGCAGTGGTAGTGCCTGTAACAGTTACACCAGATGCGGTTGTTTCAATCTTTTTAGAATTAGCATGGTAAAGTTCAACTGCACCATCAGTAATGAATTTTGCCATCCTGTCTGTGGACAGATGCTTAAATAATTCAATGTTTCCATTAGAGCCTAGATAAAGATTGCCAGTTCCACCCTCAGAAATGTAAGAGTTAAGCGTATCGTGGTAAATTTGTAAGTCGCCACCTGTGCCAAATGATGCTACATCGTTGTCTTCAAACTGGATATCGTAACTATTAGTCGATAAGTTACCGCCAAGCTGTGGTGTTGTATCCTCAACAACATTTAAAATACCAGTATCTGTTGAGTTGATTGTTAAAGTGTTGGCGACATCATCATAGGTAAGAGATACATTTCCACCCGCAACTAGAAGATTGTTTACCCTGTCATCGACTCGCTCATCTGTGTAGTACAGGTTAGTTGTGCCTTCAGAAAGAGCATCTGTATCGTGGTTAGAAATATCAGAAACAGTACCAGTGACATCACCTGTAAGGTTTCCTGTCACATTTCCTGTAACATTTCCTGTAACATTCCCTGTGACATTTCCTGCAAGGTCTCCTGTCACATTTCCTGTAACATTTCCTGTAACATTCCCTGTGACATTTCCTGTGAAATCGCCTGTTGCAGTGACATTGCCTGTGATGTCAATGTTGCCTGTGCCAGTAATGTCACTAGAATTAAGATCAAGATTACCACCTAGTTGTGGAGTTAAATCTTGAACAAGGTCAGGACTAACACCTTGGAACGATGTACCGTTGTAAATAAAAGTTTTGTTACTGGTTGTGTTAAAATATAAAGCACCAGTTATTAAAGCATCACCATCATTGTCTAATACTGGGTCAGATGCTTTAGCACCTAAGTATCTATCGTCAAAGTTATCATAAGATGTAGCCGCATTACTAGCACTTGTTGCGGCAGCACTAGCAGATGCACTAGCGTTTGTTTCCGAAGTGCTTGCATTAGAAGCACTATTGCTTGCATTGGTAGCAGATGTACTAGCGGCTGATGCCGAGTTAGAAGCGTTGGTTGCTGATGTTGCTGCTGATGCAGCCGAAGCTGCTGCTTCCGTAGCTTTCTCAGTAATTATATTTACTGTAACGTCTGTAGTAGAATCACCTGCACCACCTATGCCTCTATATATTGCCATCTACTCTACCCTAGAATTTTTCTAAATATAATAGTAGCTAAAGCTCCTACGAAACTAGCTACACTTAGTCCTACCCAAAAAGCACCCCGTGACTTGTTGGCTAGAGCCAATAATTGTTTTAGGTCAGCTTCCATAGAGACTACTTTTTCCTCTAAAGACTCTACCTTACTCAGTAGCTTACCATACTCTATAGGGTCTATTTGGTTTAAACTCATATTGGTATCCTATGTAAAGGAAAGGGGCAGTTTATTACCACCCCTGTCCATATACACTAAAGTATTAAGGTGCTGCTGTTGCTGGTGTAGCGTCAGAAGCAAATACGATTTGAACTGCTGCACCATCACGAAGTTCTGCAACCCCGTAGATTGTATCAGCAGTCATCAAATCACCTAGATACTCTTGTTTGTATTGAGTCTGAACACGAACACCCATTTGCTCAGCAAGGATAAACGCATCACGATGACCCAATATAGCACCTACAACACGACCGTTTGCAGCGTTTTCAGCAGCAGACTCAACTTCAGGTAGGTTAGTAGATACATAGATTTTAACGCCGTAAATGTCACCAAGCAAACCGTTCTCTACTGGACGACCACCAACGAAGTCAGAAGAGTTAAAACGGTCAATACCTAGAATATCCTTCTTAACTGAAGGAGGAACAACCATGAAACGATTGTCCATAGGTACGTCAGCATCATCAAGCTCTTGAATAGCTTGACGGAAGCCTAAGTCAGTGAACACGTCAGCAGCAACAACTGTGTCAGCAGCATAAGCTGTCAAGTTAGTTGAGCTATCCATGTAGTAACGACCTGACAAAGAGCTACCTAGAGTACCCAAGTCAGAATCGATTTGACGAGCTAAAGCATAACCAGCATCTTCTGTGTAGAAAGAACGAAGAGAAGGTAGAGCTTGAACAGAAGTAATGTCCTCAATTAAACGAGAATACTCGTAGTGCTTGTTGATAGAAACTGTGAAGTCTGTATCAGCACCAACGATTAGGTTTACTTGAGTGTGCTCTGCTTTAGCAGTAGCTGAACCACGAACAGGCTTAGGAATGTGAATAGTATCACCTTTCTTGCCAATATGATTCATTTTCTTTACTAGATTAGCGATTACAAGATTAGACTTGTAAGCCGCAGCGATTTCGTCAGACCAAATCTCAGGGACAAAAGCATCCGCATTAGTTGGAGTGACGTGATTAGAGTTACCTAAACCAGCCATTGTATATATCTCCTATAAGATAAAAGTAAAAAGTTATTTAACCCTTCCCTCTCTATAGGCTCTGTCAAACTCATCGACATTTGCTCTATAGCGTTCTGGGTCTTTAATCATTAAATTGACTATATCAGACCTTTTATATATTTTTCTTGAAGGAGGCTCTGCTGAACCCTTACCACCAGTGGATGCTGCTTTTATCTGTTGCTTGCGATCTTTCTCGTTTACTTGTTTTGCTTTAATAACAAAGTCCTTTCTCTCTTTCCAGCTAGAAAGTAATTCATTAGCAGCATCAAAGTCATACTTGTCAGCTCGTTGTAACAGCTCTACTCTAACAGGCGAACCTTTAACCCAGTCTATGAAAGACGCATCTTGTACAATCTCTACATAGTCCGGATGTGTAGCAGATATTTTACTAAGAACTTCTTGCTGTTTCTGATGTGCAAGTAGTTCTTTCATCTGTTGTATTTCTTCGCTGCTAGATATAGCTTTATTTACAGCTTCTCTAGGGTTATCAAAAAAATCTATTTCAGTGTCTGAATCGTTATTAACACTTTCTTTTTTAGCTTCATTGACCTTTGTCTTAATAAAGTCATCTACAATTCTACGAAGTTCACCAACTTCAGAACTTTGACGACCTAGAAGTTTCTCAGCTTCTTGGTGCATCCGAACAATCTCTTCAACAGGTTTGTTTCGGTACTTTTCTGGTATAGTTGATTCTTGCTTAGTTTCTTCTTGTTCTTCTTTTTGCTCTGTTGCCTGAGTTTCCTCAGCAGGCTCTTCATCAAACAAAGAAACTAATTCTTCGTCATCTTGTAGATTTAGCTCTTGCTGTTGACCATCAAGAGGGTCTAGTATTGTAGCCATTTTAATGTCTCCGTACTTTTATAAGTATTGTGGATTGCTTTAGTGTTTAAGATTTGCGGCTTTCTCGTGATCTTTAGCCCACTTCATTGAATACTTAGGAAAAGTATTATCAAGTTTGAAAGAGACTTGGGAAATTATCCGCGTTGCGGTGTTACCACATACAGGGCATAGCACTTCTCTAGTCTCAGAGTCTATGTAATGTTCTGTAGTGTGGTCGTTGGAGCAGGTGAAGTCGTAAAGTTTCCTCATTGACTGCTACCCTCTTTCTCCTCTTGGAGAAGTTCCTCGTAGGCGTTCTCGATTGAGTTTTGCCAGTTGAGTAGTCTATAAAAGATGTCAAGTTTGCCTTGCGAAATGTGCAGGTCTTTGGCGTCCTTTATGGACATAATATTGATTGTGTTTGCTGCTTCTTGTATATCTTCCTGAAAAGTCTTCCAACCTTCAGTCATAAACAAATCAGCATAATCTTCGTAATATTTTTGTAATTCAGGTGTTATTTGTGTTGACATTTTCCTTATTATGTGCTAATATATATTATACCATATTTTTACTAAAAAGTCAAGTTATTTCTTTTGCATTTGCAACTGCACTATTTGTTCTTTAGTGTCAAGCTCTTTTTCTTTAAGCTCTAATTTTGCAAACTCAACAAGTCTTTCAAACTCATCCATAGGCATATTCTTAGCTAATGCAGCTATACGTCTAGTTTCTTCTTCTATTGGAAGTAGTTGAGTTTCTACTTGATTCTGTTGTACTCTAGATACAATCTCTGCTGTTTGTGCTTGTATATTTTCAAGCTGTGCCTGAGCCGACTGCATTTGCATTTGCAACTGAATTTGTTGTAGTTGTTGTTGTTCTGGGTTAGGTTGATTAGCCTGACGCATGGCAGCAATAATCTGCTCTCTGTTAGATAAGCCCATGTTATCCACAATAGATTCTACTAACATTGGATACATTGGAGACTCAGGAGACATGGTTTGTAATAATTGTACTAACTGTGTTACTTCATACTCACGAG